TAAGAGTATACCATAATCATCGGCATTTGTCAAGGGGTATCTTAACTAATTTTCATAAATTTTTAGTATTTTTGAAACATTCTGAGCAATGCCTATCCCCTTTGCATTGGTCATTCTACCCAAGAAAAGTAAATAATTCTCTTTTTGCTCTTTATAAGTAAAGTCATCAAAATAAAAACCGGGAGGTATTACTGCATCTCCAAAAGAGGGAAAGTTATTATCATAAAGTTTATATTGCATTTTATGCAATTGAGCATAAGTTTCGAAGACTTTAAACTCTGAAAATCCAGAATCATAACCAATGCTTGCCTCAACCACAATAAAATCTTTTAGCTGATCGCAACAATTTCTATGGCCAAACCCCCAAAAAGCTAAAACAAAATCATTTCTACTTTGTTTATTTTTTTTAATTAAATTTGTTGCATTTTTATTGAATTCATCATGAACTTGATTGTTAACATTTTGATCATGAAACTCTTTCCAAGTTTTATTTCCGTATACTTTATCGTATGTTTTTCTAGAAATTACATCAAAGTGCTTTGTGCAGTGCACTTCGGAATCTGGATGACCATAATGAAAGACAGTATGACCTCGAGCGGTCATCTCTTTGCAAAATTTGTAAACTTTCTGTGTGAAGGCACATAGAGTTATTTCTTTTTTAGTGGGGTAGATTGGAATAGATAAAACATGAAAAATCATATTTACTTAAATTGTAAGAGGTTTT